GGAATTATCAGAAGCCCCCGGCTTGAAGTATGGGATTGCTCAGATTGAGCGGTCACCCGATACTGGGAAACTTCACATCCAAGCGTATACCGAGTGGGCCGAATCAAAGAGGCTGTCTGAGGTATACAAGATATTGCCATCGAACCTCGAGTTCAGGCGAGGAACACGTGACGACGCACGTAAATATTCTCGTAAAACTGAAACTCGTATTCTGGTTCTTCCAGAACTGGGAGTATGGCGAAAGGAAAAAGCGCCGACTTTTTCTCCAAAACAACGTGCTCTTTCTTATTTGAGAGAGGGCTTGTCACCTTCCGAGATTTGCTCAATGGATCCGGAATGTTATTTCACCCACTGGCGTGCAATACGAGAGGTTTCTCAGTCTCTGAAAATGAAACCGTTATTAACCGTTGACCCAACCTCGGGTCATGGCGAAGAGGAAATATTCCCCGATGAAGAAAAATAAAATACAACCGTCAGTGATGACTTTTGCATTTCAGGCTAGTGGTGTTCCTATTGGTGCATCCGATAGATTTTATATTGATTTGTCGCAATGTGCGTCAATTCTAAACCGTAGGTTTTACCGTCAAGGTCTAAATTGGGCTGTTGCTGGATTTAAGTTTATATCTTCGCAGCCGATGAACATTACTGTTCAAAAACTCCCAAATACTTGGGTTACTTCTAACGCATGGGAGAAAGCGTTCCGTGCTTGGAACACTCAACAGATGGATACAATTGATGAATCTGGTGCTCAAAGTGCCGTAGCTGCTTTTAGAGATTTCAAAGTTTTTGCTGATCCTAATCATGTTGATGATTATTTGATAGCAGGTTCTGATTTGAATGCAACTAATTTGTTGCCTATCACTACTGACCTTATTGGTCTTCCTATTGCTGCTCTTGGCGGCGAATGGGAGCCTTCTCAGATAGTTATTCCTAATACTGCTGCTGATGCTACTGGTTCTTTGATTGAACCTCGTGAATATCTACTTCATATGGTAGGTATAAACAATAACGGAGGATTTTCCCGTGGTGTTCTTGAAGGTTATGCAGATTCTCGTGCATACCCACAGTCACCCGATCCTGTCGCTCCCGACATTGGTGCAGGTGATAATTGGCTAAGAGACATGTTTAATGTTGGAAACGATAGTTCTGAAATCGCTCGTAATGCCACAGATAAAAATGATGAATTGCCTTATAATCAGATTTTGTATCCTGGTGGTGAAAATCAGTTGCCTTTTATGCAGGTTCATGATGCATTAAGAATAGTTGAGACTAATCCAACTAATGGTGTTGGTATCCAACGTGCCAAAGGTGGCAATTTCCCTTGTGGATTGATTGCTGTTGATGCATTATCTCTTGGTGATGTGACTAATTTGTCTATCCTTGTTGATATGGTTCCTGGTAACCACAGAGGATATCTCTGTGAACCTATGACGGATATGTGATCCTATGATAGATACTACAGTCGTAAAAGAATCAGTAACTGCTGGTTCAATGGTTAATCATTTGAAAGAACGCCGTTTCGAATATATGTTCGGTGCTCTAATTCTACACCTTTTGGGTGTAAGTGACAAAATTGTCGCCCTGTTAGCAGGAGTGTGTGTCTGATGGCTAAATATAACTATGGAAAAACATTCAAGCATAAGAATGGAAAGATGATGAAGTATAGATATACGAATAAGAAAAAGTCTACTAAAAAATTGGTAGCTGCATCTTCTAAAAAATCAACTTACCGGAAGCGGTATTGATGTGCAACTGTGATCCGAATTTCACTCGGATAGTTATTGATGATGAGATTATACATTGCATTTGCAATTGTTGTGATGCGGAGTGGATTGAATGAGCCAATCGTTTTTTGAGATTTCAGGTGAGATTATTGCCTGTGAGTTGGATGAAACTGAACGTCTATACGGTCGCCCATCCCCTACTGGTTTATCCTCTTTAATTATGATGGATACCGAGACCCCCGAAGGATTTTCAAGGTCTCAAAAGCAGCCCGCAGGGTCCGCCGGAGGCCTGAGTTTATCAGAAGCGATTGCTATCCCTGGTAGACTTCGCCGTGCCACCACCGCTGCTACGTGGGCAGGCACTCTTGCTTTAGCCGACGGCCCTTTGCCGATCGGTGATGCTTTAGCAGTCGGTTTATTGTCTGCTTATGCTGTTTATGAAATATCTCTGATTTACAGAGATTGGAATGATTGAGCGAAGCGAATAAGGGGGGGCAACTGGCGCTTTTTCAGCGTTAGTATTATTACCCCCCCCCTTTTAACACTTAACATGCGAGTGACTGCGAGCCCTAAGTGTGATGTGAACATTAACAACCGAATTTGCCGCCATTGTTGGCCAAATGATTGCGGGTGTTATTGATGCCCAAATGCGTAGGTTTTGGGCTGTATGCTTGCGCTCATGAGTTATTTCATGAATCCGTCGAAATCGACGGTAGGCTGCTACGTAATCAACCTGTGCGCTGCGCTCATTGTCGCAGGTTGAAGGTGCTTTCAGAATCGAGGTTTTTATGATGACTTCTGAACAGAAACGCCACTGGGTTTCAACCGTCTGGCCCAAGCATATTGGCTACGACGATCTAGATGATGAAGCGGAACTTATCTCCGCCTTTACTGACTTCTGGAAGGAATTATCAGAAGCCCCCGGCTTGAAGTATGGGATTGCTCAGATTGAGCGATCACCCGATACTGGTAAACTTCACATCCAAGCGTATACCGAGTGGGCCGAATCAAAGAGGCTGTCTGAGGTATACAAGATATTGCCATCGAACCTCGATTTCAGGCGAGGAACACGTGACGTCGCACGACAATACTGTCGAAAAACTGACACTCGATTACTGGTTCTACCAGAACTGGGAGTATGGCGAAAGGAAAAAGCGCCGACTTTTTCTCCAAAACAACGTGCTCTTTCTTATTTGAGAGAGGGCTTGTCACCTTCTGAGATTTGTTCAATGGACCCAGAATGTTATTTCACCCACTGGCGTGCAATACGAGAGGTTTCTCAGTCTCTGAAAATGAAACCGTTATTAACCGTTGACCCAACCTCGGGTCATGGCGAAGAGGAATTACACTCCGATGAAGAGAAATAAAATACAACCGTCGGCTATGACTTTATCATTGGCTACACCTCTTGCTTTGCAGGGTGTGGCTCAACGTAATTACATAGATTTGTCTCAAATATCTAGTATTATTAACCGTCGATTTTATCGTCAAGGTCTAAATTGGGCTGTAGCCGGATTTAAGGTTTATTCTTCTACTCAGGGAACTGTTTCGCTTTCAAAACTTCCTAATACATGGGTTACTTCTAACGCATGGGAGAAAGCGTTCCGTGCTTGGAACAAACAACAGATGGATACTATTGATGAATCTGGTGCTCAAAGTGCCGTAGCTGCTTTTAGAGATTTCAAAGTTTTTATGACTCCGGGTCATGTTGATCAATATTTGATTGCTGGTTCTAATTTGAATGCAACTAATTTGTTGCCTTTTGCTGTCGATGAATCTGGTGCTTCTGTTACTGGCCTTGGCGGCGAATGGGAGCCTTCTCAGATAGTTATTCCTAATACTTCTGCTGATGCTACAGGTTCTCTTATTGAACCTCGTGAATATCTACTTCATATGGTAGGTATAAACAACAACGGAGGATTTTCCCGTGGAGTTCTTGAAGGTTATGCAGATTCTCGTGCATACCCACAGTCACCTGATCCTGTTGCCCCTGATATTGGTGCTGGTGATAATTGGCTAAGAGACATGTTTAATGTTGGTAACGATAGTTCTGAAATCGCTCGTAATGCTACAGACAAAAATGATGAATTGCCTTATAATCAGATTTTGTATCCCGGTGGTGAAAGCAACTTGCCCGGTCTTCAATTGCATGATGTTGTTCATATTCATGCTTCTTCCTCTCCCGCATTAACTTTGGGAACTCAGCGTCTCAAAGGTGGCAATTTTCCTTGTGGATTGATTGCTTTGGATTGGACTCCTTTTAGCGACGGTGGCGGTAATGTGGTTTTACAAGTTGACCTTGTTCCCGGAAATCACAGAGGATATCTGTGTGAACCTATGACGGAGATGTGATCTACATGCTAGATACTACAGTCGTAAAAGAATCAGTAACTGCTGGTTCAATGGTTAATCATTTGAAAGAACGTCGTTTCGAGTATATGTTCGGCGCTCTTATTCTACACCTTTTGGGTGTAAGTGACAAAGTTGTCGCAATTATTGCAGGAGTGTGTGTCTGATGGCCTATAATTATGGAAAAACATTCAAACATAAGAATGGAAAGATGATGAGATATAGTTATACGAATAAGAAAAAGTCTACCAAAAAACTGGTAGCTGCAAAGGCACCTGGGCGAAAGTCCAGCGGCCGCCAATATCGGAAGCGGTATTGATGTGTAAATGTGATCCGAATTTCACTAGATGGTATGTTATTGATGATGATATAGTTCATTGTATTTGCGATTGTTGTGATGCGGAGTGGGTTGAATGAGCCAATCGTTTTTTGAGATTTCAGGAGAGATTATCGCCTGTGAGTTGGATGAAACTGAACGTCTATACGGTCGCCCATCCCCTGTTGGTTTATCCTCTTTAATTATGATGGATACCGAGACCCCCGAAGGATTTTCAAGGTCTCAAGAGTTCCCCGCAGGGGCCGCCGGAGGCACCCCAGATGAAATGGAAGGAACTGAGAAATGGGGTAGGAGAAGTTTTGGTTCTGCTTTAGTTAGAGTAGGCACTATCGGATTGATGGTTCCTGATCCAATACCTTTCGTAGATGAACTTATCTTTGGTGGTATGATAGTCGCTGGAGTGCTTTTGCATTCCACGACTTGGTGAGCAAAGCGAGCGTTAAAAGGGGGGGCAACTGGCGCTTTTTCAGCGTTAGTATTATTACCCCCCCCCTTTTAACACTTAACATGCGAGTGACTGCGAGCCCTAAGTGTGATGTGAACATT